GGCGGCAAACGGCAACAGTATATCACCGACAATTCAAGAGGTGGCAGAAACTTTCGGTAAAGGATATGCTGCAGATTTGAATAACGAAACAGATTATGGAATTTCTGGCATGTTTAACGCTGATACTATTAATCATCCACCCATTTCATCAGATATTATTTTTGGCATATACTCAAATCATAGAGCAAAATATATAACAGGAGGAGTGTTTTTGTATCAAATAGCTGTCCCAGAAAATATGATAGGAATGTATGTAAGACGATGCTGGAATGGGAATTGGAGCGAATGGAAGTCAGTAACTCTTACTTAAAACTGTGGAATTATTCCACAATACCGTGGAGCACTCCACAATATTCCACAGTATTGTTAAAAGAGGATTTTGCCTTATATTAATGAAAAGGTAGTGTAAAATAAACTGTGTCACGCATTATTTATCTCTAGAAAACTCATCGGTCGGGGAACGGCCCGCGCCAAGGGGCGGGACCACCCGTCCCGACGAGCGTAAAATTACAATAATTTAAACCGGTTTCCAAACTTTATAGCCAGTTGTTGCGAGATGGTAGCCCAATTGGCCAGTGGCATGGTCCATTTCTTACGTATATTGCGGTATGCAAGATAAACAAGTTTCTCAAGGGCTGTATCCGATGGGAACACGCCCTTGTTTTTTGTTACCTTGCGGATCTGACGGTGATACCCCTCAACGGTATTTGTGGTATAGATAAGCTTACGGATGACCGGAGTATACTGGAAGTATTCGGACAGCTTATCCCAGTTGTCCTGCCAGGATCTGATAACGACAGGATACTGTTCACCCCATTTTTCATCCAGCTTGAGGAGCTCATTTTCTGCGGATTCCTTATTGACTGCCTGATAGACACATTTCAAATCCCTTAAGAACTCCTTCTGATTCTTGGATCCTACATACTTGATGGAGTTACGTATCTGATGTACTACACAAAGCTGTACGGCTGTATTAGGATAAACGCTTTGAATGGCTTCAGGAAACCCCTTCAGACCGTCTATACAGGCAATGAGAATATCCTCAACTCCACGGTTCTGAAGGTCTGTCAACACGCTGAGCCAGAAGTTTGCTCCCTCATTCCTTGATATATACATTCCAAGTAACTCCTTGTGTCCCTCCCTGTCAATGCTCAGTACATTATAGATTGCACGGGTTACCGCGCAGCCACGTTCATCCGTTACTTTGTAATGAATGGCATCCATCCAGACTATAGGATAAACAGAATCAAGCATCCGTGATTTCCATGCTTTTATCTCCGGAAGTACACGGTCTGTGATGGAACTGATTGTGTCGGCCGAAACACGATTCCCAAGATTTTCTTCCATCCAGTCACTGATTTCCCTTGTGCTGTTTCCCATTGCATACAAGCCAATTATACGGTCAGCAACACCTTCTGCCAGAATAGTCTCACGCTTCTTGATAAACTGGGGATCAAAACTCGAATTACGGTCACGGGGAGTGGAAACGGTTACTTCGCCCAAGGGAGTCTGAACCTGCTTTTGCATCTTTCCGTTACGACGGTTACCCATCTGGCGTTCTTCTTCTGTCAAATGTGCATCCATCTCTCCTTCCAGGGCTGCATTCAATATACTTTCCAATAGTGGGGCAAAGGCGCCGTCCTTACCCAACAAAGGCTTGCCGGCTTTCAGCTGTTCAATGGCCTTGTTCTTGATACTCTCGAAATCAAATTCTTCTTTCATAAAAAAAACTGTGTTAGCAAAGTTAATACTTTATTCCTTGCTGACACAGTTTAATTTACATCCTCTAATGAAAATGAATGCAATATTGTTGCGCAATCATTCTGGTATCAATTTTGTACTATGGTTTATGTCTTAAAAGTTATCAGTAACTTGTAGTTGTTATGGTTAGGCAATAGGTATTAGTTGCATTAAGGTTTAAAGACATTTTGTTCATATTGATTTTCATTCGGAAACTCTCTTTGTTTGGCATTGCATCCCGGTCTGTGAAGTATCGGGATGTTTTTACTTAGATGGTTGCTGTTTCCGACTAAATACTGTAACTTTGTATAGTTAGCCGATATACTACTTAACTAATACTATTTTATTCTTTGGAATAATGAAAGTATTCTCGGTCTGTGAAGATCGGATGCTTTTGGTGGGTAATGCCGCCAATTATTCCAGTTAAGTGTTTAGGTTTTATGCAGTCTACCCCATGAATGGACTGCATTGACAAGAAGTATTCTGCCCGTTCTGACCGAGATGGCCGGAACGGGCATAACCAGAATGAAAATCCACATGGCTTGCAGAACCACTATCATAAGGTACCAATCCTTTTTAAAACTATGTATGTTTCAGTGCTTCTGTTGTTTTTGATAAAAAAGCTACCATTTGTCGTTTTTCGACCGAAAGCAACACCTTTAGTCCCATCTGTATAATCACAGTAAAAATTTGAACCTGCATCTGACACAAAACCTTTTGAATAGGAACCAAAAGCAAATATAGCAGTTGCTGCATTGTTGGGGGATGCAAGCAAATACATACCGTACCCCAAGTCGCCAAGGTCTTTTTCCTCTTTTGCCGCCAATGTAAAGCTATAGGTATATATTCCCATTGCGTTCATTACCTCTTCCAATGTTGGTGATATACTGTTGCCGTTTTTATCCAGTCCACGTAATCTTGTAGGTGTTCCACCACTCATCGCATTCTCTCTAATATCTTGCTTATCTGCCATATTCTTACATTTAAGGGGCATAATTTCCGGATGGAAATATTACCCGATTTAACATTTTAATAATTAACTCGTTTTGTAAATTATAAATCAAATTTTTCCGTAATATCTGAAGAACTCAAAAGGAGTTCTCACATCAAGATAACCGTCTACCTCTTCGTTGGCTTCCGCTTCCATTTCAAACGCGGAATTTCCGTAAGCCTTATCACCTACATTTATCCAACACCGGTTACGGCATAAGTGATACATGTAGGATATTGCGTACTCCACACCATACTGGAGGTAGAACCACAACGGGCATAGCAGATATACCCATAAGTTGAATCCGGTAAACAGCATGATTACCGTCAGCAGCACAGCGGATGCAATCATGCATTCCTCCCATTGGCGCACATGAATCGCCTCATGGTTAAGTGTACTCTGCTTCATCTCCTCCTTGCTTTTCTTGGTGAAGACGAAACATCCCAATGTGATGGTGTTGTAACCCTGCCACAGCAGCCATTTCGCTAACTTGCTTTCATAAAAAACTTTCATACATCTTTCCATTTATATTAGTTTGTTAATTAACCGGGTTTTCGTAATCATGGTCACCCAAATCAGCATACGAATACGAAATGCCATTTTTATTGGTTGAAATCCAGACTCCTCCCAATGATATGAATTCATAAACACCAGGCTCTGTGATATGAGCTTTATTGCAATAATGGTATTGACCGTCAACCAACTCCATATCATTAAATCCGTCCGATGTCACAACTGACACATAGCCATATGTGCTCCCTGAAGAATTATTATATATGATCAAGGATATTTTCATACCCACACATTGGGCAGAGCTGGGAAGCATGTATTCACTTTGGCCTATTCTACTGGGACGCCCATTGCCAAAATCCGAACCAAAATTGGGGTTCAGGTAAAAGTAGCCTTCATTGGAACTAAACCCATGTATCTTTATGAATGCCGCTGTCGCTGTAATTTTTCCTTGAACATTGACTTCTCCAGTCTCACCATCAATGTTACAAGTGACATTTCCATTCTTATCCCTTGCCAATACGTTCTGTACCACCAAATCATCCACAAGGATTTCATCGGCACGTATCTTTCTTATTAAAGCCATATCCATAGCTACAAACATAAACTGCTGTGCCGCCTCCCAATTCGCATCACCGTCTATCGAGGTAGGTGCGACAGTGACCGACGTACCGTAAGCCCGTACCCGAAACGGAATGGTGCGATTGTTGAATGTGGCCAGTACGATGTCATGGTAATCTTCATTCCAGACATATGTGTTGCCCTTGGCGAAAAAACCTCTCGGACGCGGCTCACTGGCATCCCGTCCGCTTGAACCGTCATAGCTGACACCCACGGACATCTCCGCAATGAAACTGTCATTCCATGCCGAAGCGTCAGCCTGGCTCTGGTAACAGCGGACAGAGAAAGTTGAATACCCTGCAGAAGCGTTGACCGTAATCTCGGAAGCCCTCGAAGGCCCTGCGATGGCGCTCCATATCCCGTTGCTGTACCCCCGTGCGGCCAGATATCCGTCCGGATAAGTCAATGTGGCGCTGCCGAGCGTCCGCTTGGCATAGACCCGAAAAGCTGAAGGCACCAAAGACCCGGCACTGCTCACCCGTATATTGCTGCATGTACTGATGAGATATACCATGCCGCCATCCTGGGTAAGCTGCTCCCATTCGGCCGTGTTCACTTCTCCGGTAGGAATATAGCCGTAGCTCTTTCCACCGTTCTGTGTCTGTAGGATGCGCCTATCCTGACTGTCATTGACTGTCCATAGAGGTGGATTCGATGTATCAACCTTGGAGAGCCATGACCGGCCACCCATCGTGCAGATGGTGAGCTTTTTGAATGGAGTATTAGCTGTGCGCCACTCACCGCCAGCCTTGACGGATTCGCCGTCACCGCCAGGTTTTCCTGGATTACCGTCGTTACCATCCACGACCATGGGTATAGTTTCCCGGTCCACGACCTGCCCACCCACATAATAGACAAATTGTAACTGCGTCGTGAAGTTCTTCGGAGAGATGGACGTGCCGTTCTGTATCTCGACCTCTGCGCCTCCGTCCTTACTGTATTTCAGTACGCCATCCGTCGTGATGGAAGTGCTACCGCCTACAGACTTGGTACGTGTACATGACACCCCGGCTACACTATAAGTGCCGTCCTTCCGTTTGCTGACTGAAGAAACGGAAGGCACCAGC